TTTAATTCCTCAGCTATATCTTTTCGTTTCGTTATTAAAAATTTCTTCATATAAATACCTAATGGCGGAAACCCACTTGCTTTAGCGGGTGGGAGAAGCCACTTCTCCTTTCCAAAAGTAAGATTTTGTGTTATAATATTACCATAGAGAAAACCGTTGGGTAACCATTGTTACTGAAGGCACTCTTTGAACATTGACAAGTTAAGATATGAGGTTTTTCCAACTAATCACTTGGAATGTAAAATCTTAAGTGTTGAAATAACCATCTTAGCTGCAAGCATGGGAATTAAGTACCGTTGCAGTTGCATCGGAGCACATCTCCTTTGCAAGGGGCGTTGTCAACCGTCCCGTGATGTAACATCAGCAAGCTCGCTTGTAACAAAAGTAGGAGACCGCAGGTCGTTCAGACTACTGGATAGTTACAAGCCCACTCACTTTAGTGGGTGGGTAGTTGACTCTGAAATACCGTTCTTTTCTTTATCTCTTTGTTCAACGCCTTCTTCACTTAAATCGCTTTCATCTTTTTCAGGAGCACCACCTTTTTGTACCCCCATCTGATAACTTGATTGCAAAGGTATCATTATATCTTTAATGCCTATAGCATTCTCAAAGAGTATCTTTTGGTATGCTAAATATGGTGTATCGCCAGTTGATGTTAAATAGTCTAACGCTGAGCCACCTAATGTAGCAGCATCCTTTTTCTCGTTTATATACTCTGTTCTGTTATACCATGTAATCTTATGGATAACTAATTCAACATCAGGGGATATATTTTCGTGTATAAAGAAATTTAGCCATGATTGTATTCTCTCTACCCATATCCAACAAGTAGATTCATCATTCTGTATGGCATATTTTAAGCCAGCACTAGAAGTATTACTTCCACCTGCTACAACTAACTGAGCCGCACCTGCATTATCAAATAAATTTGACATCGACTTTGCTAGTGCGTCTGTATCTTTTGAAGAATTAGAGTTTTCAAAATTAACAACTTCAACTTCCATTGGCGACCTAGTTACACCAATTAAGTCAGGTACAACTGCCTCCATATAGGATGTATATAATGCCGCTAATTCCTCAGATATACCAAAATCATCTACATTATCCCCACCTAATAATGGAATTTTATTGACAATCAACTTGTAATTCTCTAACTCTGTCTTTGATAAAATTATTTGCTCTAAATCTAACAAGTCAAGTAATGAAATAAAAAGTGGCAAAAAATAAGGCAGAGGACAATCATACTCATCCTCTGCACAAGTTAGTAGCGTAAAGGTTTTTTCTGGTGGCAATTTAAACCATCTGTATTCCAAACCACCATCTTCTTCAAATTCTTCTAACGCTTTATATTTTTTATAGCCATCTATAAATACTTTATCCCATGCTCCATGTCCTTTGCCATCACTACCATAAATATAATTAGTGTTATCGCCTTTATCAAAAAAGGTTGCATCAAAATATACAATCCATTCGCCTGCGGCATTCTTTCCATATATTCTGCAATACTGACAATCAAGGGGCATACAAAAGATTCCATCTTCCTCTGAATCATATGTATAACCTACATACATTCCATCTCTAATTGCCAAGTATAATGCATTATAGCCTTCCTTTTTTAATTTAAACTTTTCAAAGCGTTTCAAGATAGCAAAGTAATTATTTAGCATAACATCTTTTGCACCTTCAACTTTACTCGTCTGTGTAATATTATAATAGAAGAGTGGCATGGCTGCATAATAAGATATTAATTTCTGATATACCATTGAATTTCTACATATAAATCTTGATACATCTCGTAATCTATTCTGATTAGCAAAAGGAGAACGCACATACAATTTAATCAAATCCTTAGTGTACTGCATATACTGCCTTCTACTTGAATTTGATTCAATTTTTCTTTCAAGTAATTCTCTGATTTCTCGTGCAAAATTAATCATTTCTTCACGAGTCATATATTTTTTTCTCTTTTCTTCCAAGTTTGCTTCTCCTTTCCTTTAAAATCTTTTTACACTTCTAGGTGCTCTGAAAGAAAATAATTTCTTTTTATCTTTATTTTTTTCTTTTTGTGGTTTTAGTTGTGTTTCTAATTGGTCAACTACCCAGTTATTATAAGCAAGAGAAGAGTATCTATCTTTTCGCATTCCATCTACTTGCTTTACTTTAATGTAATTATTTTTATATTCATGATCTAACTTTGCTAATTCGTATACACCAAAAGTAGTGTTTAAGTATGGTTTCTTCACTAAGGCTTGTTTCATTGGTTCTAGTTTGCTATAATTCTTTACCATTTCCTCAATGTATGTTTCAGATTTTAATAAACTAATTCGCTTGTTTTGTAATGCATTCCTTAACATAACACATATTCTATTATTGAATGCCTCACTCGCCTTTACTGACCATACTACTTTATTAGCATCAGGTACTTTACATCTACATGCCATATCATCACTATTAATGAAGGTTAAGGCTTTATATGTTTTACCAGTTACTTTATCATATTGGTCTTTAACGATAAAGTCAGCAACACCAATTCCTAAACCTTGTGTATCTAATACAAAGTCTGTACAACCATATTCATAAAAATATCTCATGGCTATTATGCCTAATTCATCTGTAGTTAGTCCTTCAAAACTTTCACAATATCTATAATTACTGTGGTAACTTGTGTTATCTACTCGCTCTAAATCATTTATCCAAAAGGCTGATGCGTCATTCTTTCTTCTAGATGTGCTTCTCATTAACGCTACATCGAGTGATAATATTCGCTTGTTACCTAACTTAACAGGTGGTATCTTGCCCTCACCTAATGTTGGAAAAGCAGAGGATAGAACTCTACATGAATCAACAATATCAAATTTAAATAGGCTATCTCCCGATTCGCCTATCCACATACAACCCATTTCCATTTCAAAGGCTATTTCATTAAAGTCCATATCAGACATTTCATCTTCAACTTGCTCTCGCATTAATAAACCTTCTTTAATACTTAATTGATATGGTAAACCACATACAAAGTATTTTTTCTTGTCATTAAAGAAATTAACGACATACGCCTTTAATTTATCCCATGCCCATGATGATTTAAAATAGGCTGATGTTAAATATATTTCTTTGTTTCTTTCCAATAAATGAGCGTATTTTGGATTATCTAAATATTTTGGTTGTCTTGGATTTGATAAAAATTTTCTGAATATTAAATCTACCATTGGTTTAGGTATTAATCTAAACTCGTCTAGTATCAATATATTCGCTCTTTTACCTCTAGCTGTCTCGGTGGCTGTGACCGCTTGTATCCATGAACCACCTTTTGAACCACCTTTAAATGTTATAATATTTTCATTTAATGTGATTTTTACATCTTCAATTTCATTTCGTAGCATAGGACTCATGGGCATTAATTCTTCTCGTATTTTTAATAATACTTCTTTCGCTTGCTTTAATGTTCCTGAACATACTACGATTTTCGTGCCAGGGAAAAGTATACATCTTACACAACAAAATAATGCAGTTAAAAATGTTTTACCCATTCCTCTTGCTGCTATCATCATAAAATAATGATTATGCATCATGGCATATATTAATATTGATTGGAATGTTCGTAATTTAATTTGTAAAAAATCAGCAACAAATCTTTGTGGATTACATCTATAAAAACCAGCTCTCCATGCAACTGTTTCTTTTATTTTCTTTTCTTTAGCAGCCTCTAATTCTACAACACTTTTTTTATCAGACATCTGTTTGATCTCCAAATAATTTATCAAAGATTTCTTCTGAATCAGAATCTTCTGTATATTCTGGTTTATTAACCGTTAATTTCTTCATAAATGTGTCATATAATCTGCTAAAGCCATTTTTGAAATTCATCATCTTTGATAAGTGACCTTTAAAGAATACATCTATATATAAACCTATTTTATCAACATCTTTAAATTCTTCTGATGGTTCAGGAATAGGTTGAGTTGATTCCCAGTCATCTATCATTTCGCCAAATGATTTCGCGTCTGTTAATGAATTACTGTTATTTTGAGATGGTTTTATTTGTAAGGATGCCATTAAGTCTTGTAAAGTTTTTAATAATTCCTTAGTATCTTTTCCTGTTCGCTGACTTTTATTTATATTTAATTGTGTAAAGCATATACTTTCAAATAGTATTTCTTGTGATTTATTTTCACATGGATACCTGCTTATCCAATCTTCATATTCTTTTTCTAAAAATATTAAGTCGTTAACGGGATAATCTATTCCAAAATGTTCCCTTGCTTTATTTAATAATTCATTTTCATTTTCAAATTGCTCGTCTATGTGAGATGTGTCTTGCTCTATAATACTGTCTTTGAAGGTCATGCCCCTATAATATGGCATGGCTTGTATAGTTGTTATTGCTTGTTGATAAGCTGTACTTCTATTTTTTTCGCCTGAGGCTTCAGTAACAATTTTA